CGCGGAACTGAGCACCGCTCAGCGGTTCCGGCTCGCCCGATCGATCGCGCGCGCCATGTCGGCCGCGATCTGCCCCTGGCTCGAACGAAAGGAACTCGTGTCAGCGGCGGTCACATTGACCACCACGGTGATCGGTCGCTGCTCGCGTGCCGGCTTCTCCTCGCGCACGACCCGCTCGGGCGGTACGACCAGCTCGCCGCGCCGGGCGATGATCGGGACCTCGTCCGACAGCAGGCTCGAGCCGGCGAAGCCGCCGCCGTGGTACCGCGGTGCATGCTCGAACGCCGCGGCATCGGCATAGCGCACCGCGGGTGGACGCTCGCCCGCGATGCCGCCCTCGTGGAACAGGCCGAACAGGCCGCCGCCGCCGAAGGCGCCCTGCAGAGCGCCGGCCAGTGGGGCCGTGAGCGTTTGGCGCACCGTCATGCGCGCAAGGTCGGCGAGGACGCTGTCGGCGAGACTCTGGAACTCCAGCTTGCCGGTAGCGATGAAGCCGACCAGCGCGTCCTCTGCGCCGCCGAAAGCGTTCGCGAACGCGCGCTCGGTGGCGGTCGCTGCGTCATTGCTCTCGGCCACGTAGTCCTTCAGGAACCTTGTGGCGCCGTCGGTCCACGCCTGGCTCGAGCGGAGCGCGCGGTCGCTCGCGTCCTCGACCGCACGGGCATAGGTCGCCTGATCGATCGCACCCGCTTGGAGCAGCTCGTTCAGCTTCTGGACCTCGGCAGCGTGCTGCTCGGTCGCGGTCCTAGTCCGTTCGATGACCGAGCGGCCCTCGTCTATCAGTCGCTGGCGCGCCTGGAGCGCCTGCTGCTCGTCGAACAAGGCTCCCGCGAGCTGCTCGACCTCGTGTCGCTGCTGTGCCGTGGCCTCGGCGGAAAGCCGGCTCGTCGCCTGGGCGACGAACCGCTCGCGCTCCGTCTGCGCCAGCGCCTGGCGCTCAGCCTCCAGTCCGGCCACGATCTTCTCGTTGGCGGCCCGCACCTTGTCCGCGGCCTCGACCTCCTTCGCCCGCAGCTGCGAGAGCTGCGCATCCCGTATCGCCGCCGACTGCGCGACCAGCTGGTCGACCTGCTGCGCGTTGCTGCCGTCCTGAGCCCGCAGCGCCTCGATCTCCGCGATCCGGCGCTCATGCTCGGCGATGATCCGCGCGCTGCCCTCGTGCGTGATGTTGAACAGCGTACCTTCGAGCTCGCGCGCGATACGCTCCAGGTTCTTCGCCCGGTCCTGCACGCCTGCGGTGTCGTCAGGGGCGAGCGCCGAAGGCACATCCGGCACCCCGGTGTCGGGCGGCCCTTCCAGGAACGCGATGCGCGCCTGGGTCTGATCGCGGGCGCGCCGCAGATCGTCGAGCTTGCGCTCCAGCGCGCTGATCTGCGCCGTATCGAGAAAGGTCGTGAAGCCGAGCGTCGGTGATTCGCGCAGCTCCTGGATTCGCCCCTCGAGCTTCTCAATTGTCGAGCTGGCGAGGTCCAGCTCGTAGCGCAGCGTGCGAAGGCTCTTCTCCTCGGGCGCATCGAACAGGCGCTCCCACGCAATGCCGGCCTTGCCGGCGACATCGGCGAGCCAGCTGGACAAATCGGCAATCACCGGCGCTGCCTCGAGCGCTGCCCGGGTCAGGTTGGCCGAGATCACCTGGCTCAAAGTGTCGAGCTCGGTGCGCGCACGTTCGGCATCGCGCACCAGGGCTTCATCGAGCACGATGCCGAGATCGCGAGCTCGCTCGCGCATCTCCTCGAGCGCATCGCTGCCGCCGCGGAGCAAATTGACCAGCGCCACGCCTTCGGAATCGAACAGCTTGAACGCGAGCCGCACCCGCTCGGCCGGGTCCTCGATGCGCGCAAATGCGTCGGCGACATCAGCGAGCAGATCCTCGCTGCTGCGCAGGTTGCCGCTCTGGTCGCGCAGCGCAATGCCCATCTGCGCCAGCGCATCCTTGGCCTCTCCGGTGCCCTGCGCCGCCTCGGCCGCCCGGCGGGTGAAGCGCTGCAGCGCCATATCGAGCGTTTGCTGCTCGACCCCCGACGCCTTCGCGGCAAACCGCAGCTCCTGCAGCGCCTCGACGCCGACACCGATCGTGTCGGCGGTCTTGCCGATGGCGTTGGCGGCCGAGATCGAGCGATCGACCAGGGCGGCGAGACCACCAACTGTGGCGACGCCGGCGAGCGCGCCGCCGAGTGTGCGGATACCGGTGCGCAGCAGCTCCGCCTGGCGGCCGAGGCCCTTGAGCCCACCCGAGGCGCGATCGCCCGCGGTCTCGATGCGCTTCAGGCTCTGCTCGCCGCTCTGGCCGACCGAGACCAGCTCGGCCTTGACCTGGCCACCGCCCTCGACCGCCAGGCGGATGGCATATGTTTGCGCACGCCGCCCCATCACTCACCCCTCAGAGGACGGCTGGCACACTCAAGAAGCGGGCAACCGAAGGTTTGAGCCTTGAGAAGGCGGACGTGCCCGACGCGCGCATAGACACCTTCTGGCCCCTTCAACCGTCGAGATGGTCGATCTATCTTCATGAGCCCCTACCGCGATCGATTCATCCACCCGGGATCACCTTATGGGAGAAGCCAAGCGGCGGAACCTGAAGCGCACCCGGACCGAGCCTTCAGCAAGGAGCTCACTCGGTCACCCTTTGACCTCTATACACTCGGCACACGCCACTCGATGGCGCGTGTCATGGCAGAGGAATTGTCATGGTGGGCTGATCTCGAGGAGAGGATGATCGGGGTCGTCTTCCGCGACCGCGTGGACGATGATTACGGATGGAACCTGCTAGCTCGAGATCGCGCCGGCCGCTTCCATCGCGAAACCACCGAGAGTCAAACTAAGGGAAAGCTTCGTAAAGCTGTATCGCAGCGACAAGGCCGAGAAGCCATTCTGAGGCGGAGCGTGGGATTGCTTCCATGGTACTGACGTGAGCGCGACTCGCCGCCCAAGCACCACCGGTCTGCGCCGATTCCTGGATCTCCAGCAGCAGCGCGATTGGATGCAGGGCAAGACGATCCCGCGCGACGCCGACCAGCGCTCGGAGTCCCTGGAACTGCGTCTCAAATACGTCGCGCGGTTTGAGATGCTGCTGCGCCGGCCGCAGGCGCAAGAGGTCCTGGAGATTCTCCGGCGCTACGGCCGCGACTGCATCCCGATCCCGCGCCGGACCGAACGGCATTACTGGTCAGTTTCCTGTCTGCCGTCGACTCCGGGCAAGGCGCTCGTTCGCGTCAATGCGAGCTGGATGGAGCTTTTCTCGCTCTATGCGGACGGCGAGGGCATCCGCGCGCTATTCCTGGTGCATCTTTCCGATTTCACCGCCGACCATTTACTCGATCCGGGCCAAGTGGACGAAGCTTTCCTTGAGCGCTGTGTCATGACGCCGGAAGACGTCGGCCATTTCTTCCCCCGTGGCGAGGACATTTTCGGCATCAAGGTCCGCGGCTTCTCCTCAATCGGCAAATTCCTCGCGGCGCGCCGTGCGTTGCGGGCCATCCGGGCGTTCAACCTGACGCACATGAACCGGGGCCGGAACGCCTATCAGGCGAGCCACTGCTACATCCTGGCGGATCACATGCTGAGTGACGAGGGACGCTGAATAACGGCCAGAACATCGGAGCCGCCGGCGGCACCTTCTGACCACAGGTGAAGAGGCTTGATGAGAGATGGCCAAGTTCATAGTCCCGCGACCAGTCCAGCCTCGGCCGCGGGCAGCAGCTCTGAAAGCACAGCGGGGTCACAACCGCGGGCAGCACCGATTTTGAGCGCCACATTCATGTCGATCCCGGTCACACGCCCGCTCGGTGCCAGCCGCAGCTGGCCCTGGCAGGCGAGCAGCACTTCCCACGCCTCGTGCTCCTGCCGGGTGATTAAGGCGTGCTCGCGGTACGGGCAGAGCCGCCCGTCGGCGCCGGGCTCGCCTCGGGCGCAGGGGAGGTCGTCGTCGCGGCAGGCTCGGCAGTATTCGGGCCCTCCGCCCGGCTGAAAATGCCAGCGGCAGAGAGCCCGGATGCGTTTTTTGCGGCGTTGAGGAGCACCTGGCGAAGCGTGAACTCCTGAAAGAACCGCTCGCCCACCGGGTAGAGCTCCATCACCGCGGCGATGTTCCCGGGAGTCGGCGGCGCCGGGCCGCCCTGCAGCTCCACGCCGATCCAGCTCGTGACGTGCCGCACGGCAAGCTCGCGGATTAGCTGGACCTGATAGAAGCCGTCCCGCTCTCCCTTAGCCGAGAGGTCGGGCAGTCCGTCCAACGTCAGCCCCGCTTCGCTGCGCTCACGGGCCTGCCGCTCGATCGCCTCGACCGCTCGTCGGGCGCCTGCCTGGGCGGCGGCCATGCCGGCGGTGGTCAGCGGCTTCACCGTCACTGTCAGGCCATATGGCAGGGAGATCTCGTAGGGCCCCGACCTCTGGGCGAGATCGATCATTTTGTGTTCACCTTGTGGATAAGCAACGGCCCGATGGGGACGCCAAGTCGCTCACGTCACCTTGCCGCTATTCCCGCGGTCCGGGATTCCGAGCCTATTCGGGAACCGGTTAGGGATCACGACCCGCGTGAAGTTATCCACGGAATTCCGGAGAACCCTGGGGACAAGGCTGTGAAGAAGGTGCGACACTTTGGCATCCTGCGCATGGTCCTTGAGCGATCGCGGTCGCTCGATACCGGTGTGCCAAAGGCGGTCATTCCTAGTGCTTGGTTAGCCGCAGCCCCAGCCAGGTGAAGAACGGAGGTAGTCGGCAGCCCGGCGCGCCCTCGTGTGCGCCCGGCTCCTTCTTCGACCTGCCAAAGCCAGCCGGCCTGTGGCGGTTTGCCCCGGAGCGAGCGGGCGTCCGCGTTTGCCGCATGTTTTTCCGGCGCGTCCTCGGGGCAGGTGACCAACATTTCATGGAAGAATCTGCGCCGCGCCTCGTTTGATTCGATGAGGAGCTGCGCGGGGGCGACGCTCGGTGGCAGCTGATTTCGCCAGCCTCCCAAGCTGCAGCGACACTCTGGCTAATCCATCCTGAGGACCGACTTGGAGGAAGGCATGGCGGTTTCAGCACCCAGAGCCAAAAACGCACCTACTCCGCTTGAGCCGGCAGACGTGATCACATTCGGGGCGTTCCAGTTCGCCGGTCATGTGCCCGTCGGCAAGATCGCTGACTTCTACGGCTTACCCGTCCCACACGCGGAGAAGGCGACGCCGGTCGGGAACTTCGTTGCTGACCGGTTACCCGCAAATCCTTCAGTGGGCGATTCCATCGGGATCGGATTGATCGGGCTCGTTGTCCATCACGTGAGCGGCGACCGGATTACCCACGTCGGACTCGAGCTTTAGCTCTTGGGCACCGAGTCACGCAAAAAAACAGCGTGATCAGCCATACACTGTCCCATCGAGGTCGTTGGTGAGCGTAGCCGTGAGCATCCGCCCGGCGGCGGTGTTCTTGGCGCCTCGGAAGTCGAAGGTCGCCTGGACGCCGCCTGGCCCCTCGACCGCGAGCTTGGGCTTGGGCAGGTAGACCTCATGCGCGGTGAGCACGAGCTTCGCCTGCGCTGAGAGCGTGTAGGCGAACTCGAGATCTACGGGCGTGCCCCCAGCGGCAAAGTCGATCAGCGTGGTGTCGGCGAAGCGCACGTCGATGCGGCCGGTGAGCGCGGCGATGGTCGGATCGGCGCCCTCGATCAGCCCGTCGTTACGGATCGTCTCGATCTTCTCGAGGTTGTTCGAATAGGTGATCGAGCCACCGGTGAGGTTCCCGACCGGGCTGCCGGCACGCTTGATCGAGCCCTGGAACTGGCTGATCCGGTTGAAGGTGAGGCTGGTCGGCGTGCCACCCTGGCTCGTGCCGAACCGGGTCTCGCCCTGAGCAATGGCGCTGACCGTAGCGGCCGCAGGACCGGACCGGGTGAACTCCAGCGCGATCGAGTTGAGCTTGACCCCGGCGTGGCGAAAGAACGCCGGCACCTTGGGCATCCCGACCTCGATCGTATAGCTCGGCAGGTCATCACTGCCCGAGGCGAACTCATGGTCCCAGCTGCCATCGAGGTTGTCGGTCGTGTCGGGATCGCCGAAGAGGCCGGTGAGCCACAAGCCTAGATAGCGCGGGTCGACCGGGACCACGATGTCGCCCTCGTCGTTGATCACGTCCTGGAGCGGGGCCAGGGGATCGCGGCCCTGACCCAGCACCGGGTCGTCGATCAGGCCCTGCTCGCTGCCAAGATTGCAGCGATTGAAGGGCATGCGGAGGTAGTTGCCGGTCGCCGCCTGACCGTAGACGGTCTCGCGCTTCATGAGCAGATGCGCGCTCGAACCGTAGGCTCGCGCCATCGGGGTCTCCTTCCCGGGGAAGAACTAGAAATCAGGCGAGAGGAGCGCTGGTCTCGTAGTCCACAGTGACTGAGAGCGTCGCGCTCTTGATCGCCGGTGCACCGGCCACCGCCTCGATTGCCGGCTGGGGCCGGCCATAGGTCATGCCGAATGCGAGGCCGCCCAGCGTCGGGTCGGATTCGAGCGCCGACCCGATCTGCTGGAGGAGGTCGTCGAAGGCAGCGTCCCGTGCCGCCGCATCTCCCTCCTCCACGTAGACCTCGACCTCGACGGAATGCTGGTAGTAGGCGTTCCCCAAGCCGCCGAGCGCCTGCTCGGGGTCGCCTGGATCGCCATCGCGCAGGATGATCAACCCGCCGTCCGGGATCTTCTCGGGCAGCACGCTGTTGCGCTCGACCACGGCATCCGCGCTCGTCTCGAGCAGAGCCTTGAGCGCCTCCAGCACCTGCTCGGGCTTGCTCGACGGCATCGTGTCACTCCGACCGCAGGTGCTGCTCGATCAGCGCCGGGAGCTGCGCCGACCAATGCTCCGCCGCCCGCGCCACGTCGAGCCGCTTGCTCAGTTTCACTTGCGGCACGAGCAGGAACATCACCACTGTGGTCAGGCCCTGGCCGCTGCGCCGAGCGCGCTCGGTCGCACGCCGGAAGCCTCGCAGCTCACCGGTCTGCCGGCTGAATGAGGCGCGCAAGCCGTCCGCCACCAGGAACGACGGGCCGCTCTGCTGAGGCACGAATCGGAGTGGCCCGAAGCGGTGCTCCGGGAAGGTGCTCGGGCTGATTCGCTTGCCGTCGGTCCCCTTCCTCGGTGCGTTCTCGGTCGGGATCGCGAGAAAGCGCCCGCGCCTGCTCCGGATCACCACGCCCTCGTCAAACGTGCGGATGATCTGCGGTGCCTTGGTATAGACTAGGCTCACTGCGTCCAAGCGCTGGTTCGGGTAGTGCCTGTCGCGCCAGCTGTTGGCGAGCCGCTGCCCGAGCCCGGCGCTCGCGACCTCACGGCGCAGCTCGGTCCTAAGGCCCCGGCCGGCGTCGCGAGTGCCGGTGGCCACTGCGCGTTCGATGTTACGGAGCTCTATCTGCATCTCCGCCTGCAGGGACCGGGTAAGAGCAGCAACAAACTTCATGCTCAATCTGCCGGTCGTAGTAGCGTCATGGTCGTCGGGCCCGATCTTTACCGGCGGAGCTTCGTCTCCACTCGGGCGGTCAGCCCGTCGATCCAGCCCGGAAGCCTCTGTTGCGCGTTGCCCTGAAGAGGCTTTCGCGCAATGATCATGCCTACGTTGTCGGCATTCCAGATAAGGAGGGAGCCATGTGCCGACGGTCCGAATACGGCCTGTACGCGCGTACGAGCTCGAAGCCCGCGCACACGAACTCCAAGCCTACTCGTTCCCTGGTCGAGGTTTTGCGCGATCTGTTTCGGCCGCGCCGACCGCAGGTGGCGCAGGCGGAAGTGGTTCCTTTCCCGGCTGAGGTCACGACCCACGCCGACAAACAGACTGACCGCGAAGGTTCCAAGGCGGCCTGAGGCGCGACCCGCAAGCCAAGCCTGCGTCGGGCGCGAGGACGGGCAGGCCAGTACGGGCTTGTAGCACGCGAGGAGGGGGATCATGCCGACCTGGCTTGTACCCACGTTGAAGTGGGGCGGCATCGGCCTGGCGGTCATCGCTGCCATAGCAATCATCTACGTGCAGTTCCTAGCTGCGCCCGCTCCGCCGGAGGCCACTGCAGCCACTGACGAGGCCCCGATGACGCTCTACTGGATTCTGCTGCTGGTTGGCGTCGTGGCGGCTATTGGAGGGTTCGTGATTGGGCGGCGTCCCGGGCCTACGTGAGCAGGGCTGCTCACGTAGCCCCTACGTCTAACGTCCACACGAGCCGGTCGGGATCGCGCTGCTCGGGTTCACCCCGGGACGACGAAGGTTTCGCTGCCGAGCACGATCTGATCACCCGGGCGCGGGTCGGCGACTTCGCTCGCCCGCAGCTTGAACGTTGCGGGCCTCGGCGTGGATGGGGCCGGCCGGTCCGCCAACGCCCGAACGTGCCGGCAGGCGCAACGAGTGCTGCGCCTGCCCGCCGATAGCAGGCCGAGACGGCCCGCCTTACTTCTTGGTCGTCGGCTTCTTGGCCGTCGACGAGGGCTGGCAGCACGAGCCTCCCGCCGGTTTGGTCGGGCTGGTGCTGGGCTTGCTGGCGGTCATCGCGGGCTTGTTGCCGGTCATCGCTGGCTTGGTACCTTTCCACGGCTCCATAGCGTTCTCCTGAATGGCGCCTCCGGGCATCGAAGGCAGGTTTCCGGCCAAACTTGCCTTTCGGTGGTAAGTTTTCCCTTGCGATGCTGCGGCACTCTTACGTGGGCCTCGCGTTCACATGCCACACGAGCTGGTCTGGATCCCGCCGTTCGGGCTCACCCTGGATGACGAAGGCCTCGCCCCCGATGGCAAGCTGATCGCCGGGACGCGGGCTTGCGACGTCGCTCGCCCGCACCTCGAACATCGCCGTCTCGGCGTGGATGCGCGTCTCGCCGAAGCCGACGATCGTGTCGGGTCGACGGGCGATCACCCGCACGGAAACCGGCTCGCCACCGGCCGGCGTGTAGAGGGCATCGATCCCGAACGCGGCGAACGTCGCGTCCACCGCGCCCTGGAACACCGTCATCAGGTGCGCTTGCCCTTGATCAGCACCCGCGGCCGGGTGCAGATCGGCAGTGGGTTGGACTGCACGTGCAGCATGACCCAGCGGGCGAACTGCTGGTCCGCCGCCTGCTTGGCATAGCGGGGCAGGCCGATGGTATTGGCGGTCTCGACGAAGTCGGCGGGCGCGTTGTACTGGCGGAATAGTCCCGGCACGCCGACAGGGAAGAAGTACGCCTTGCTCGCATCGGTGAAGTCGACGCTGCCGACCCGCCCCCGGTACTCCTCGAACACGATGCTCGAGTACTCGAACGAGCCGCGCGCCTGGCCCTGGCGCAGGAACGCGCCATCCAGATAGCGGTCATAAGCCTTCGCGACCTCCGAGTGGGTGATCAGGTCGTCGAAGAAGTCGGCGCCGCAGATCGCATGAATGTGCTCGTAGGGCTGCGCCCCGAGCTCGTCCTCGATCTTGCGGCGGATGTCATGACACTTCTTCTTGATCACCCCGGGCGTCGGGCTGGCATTGTCGAGATCGAAGTCGATCTCTGTATGCTGGGTGACGCCGAACTCGGTGAACAGGTCGTAGATCACCGCGCTGCCGTCGGCATCCAGGATCTGGCCCTTGATCGCGCCGATCCGGAGATGCTCGAGCGTAGCGTCCATCTTGGTCGCCATCTCGGACATGCGCTGGTTCACGACCGCCTGGACACCCTCGAGCATGCTCTCGGAACCGAACGCGCGCACGTTCTGCACCTCGTCGGCGAGGACGGTGTCCTCGAGCGCGATGTGCGGCACCACGAGCGAGCGCGCCTTGCGCTTGTTGGTCGTGTTCTGGATCGCCGGCGCGCCGCGGGCGGTGGTCTCGACCAGGTTGAGGCTGCCCTCACGCTCCTCGATCATCACCGAGGTGGTGGAGACACCCTGCTCGCGGAACAAGCCGAGCTGGCCGATCCGCCCCGGGACGTAGGGCATCTTGTTGATGGCATCGGTCAGCGACACCATCGTGAAAGCGGAGCTGGAGAAGATGTCCAGAGCGGGCATCAGCGTTGTCCTTCGAGTAAGTCCCGCCCGTCAGCGGGCGATGATGTTCAGGGATGCGAGCTGGCCGAGCGCGGGGGCCTTCTGGGGCGCGGTGATGCCGGCGGGCCATACCAACTCGGCAGCATTGACCTCGGCGAGACGCACGATGGCGACGCCCTCGGTATCGCCTGCGGTAGCGTCGACGGCATCGTAAAGGACCCCGGCGGCGGTCTGAGAGCCGTCAGAAGCGGCCGGGTCGAGCGCCTTGTACTTGCCGCTCGCGGTGATCTTGCCGAGGACTGCGGCGGCCTGGAGATTCTGGCCTGAGACCACGGTGATCGTCTCGCGCGAGATGCGGCCATTACCTTCCGAGACAACGAACTCGCCGGCGTACCGGCCTTCATTAAGCACGGGCATGAATGCCTCCTATCGGCAGTGCTGATTGCGAGCGGCGTAGATGGCCGCGGTGTCGATCGCAGGCTGGGCGGGCTCGACTGATGCCGGCCTCACCTGACTGCGGATGCCGGTGGCCTCGTCCTCGGCGGCACGAGCCTCGAGCAGGGCCCGGCGGATCTGAGCTACCGGCGTCGCCTTGGCAACGAAGCTGGCAGCGAGATCGCCCCGGCCGGCGAGGGCGCACAGCTCGTGCACCTCGGCGACGTAGGCGAGGGTCGCGCGGCGCTCGTCGGCCCGGACCGCGTCCAGGTCGATCACCTGCGCGGTTGCCTGCGGAGGCGGTTCGGCTGCGTGAGCAGCCTCGGCCGCGGGCTCCGGCCGCGGCTCCGCGACCGCAGTCGGCTGGCTTGCCGGGCTCGCCGACGTCGTATCGGCGCCGGTCTCCGGTGGCGCGGCTTGGGGAGTCGTGGATTCGTCGAGGCCCGGCTTGCGCGGGCTGGCCTTCTTGGAATCAGGCATGTCGTCCTCCTGCGGACTGGGCGTGGCGACGAGCGCCGCGAGCTGCGCCGGCGTGTTGCGGAAGCAAGACAGATCGAAATGCGCCGCCATCCTGACCGGCTGCGCGATGCGATCGGCCAGGCCGAGTGCGACCGCCTCCTGCGCCGAGAGCCAGGTCTCGGCAGCCATCAGCGCCTCGACCTCGGCATCGTCCCGGCCCGACTTGTCGCGGTAGGCGGCGACCATGCCCGCCTTCATCCGATCGAGCGCTTCCGCCATCCCGCGCATGTCGGTGGCGGTGCCCATGACGAGCCCCGACGGGTCGTGCAGCATGAGCATCGCGTTTTCGGGCATGACGACCTCGTCGCCCGCCATGGCGATCATGCTGGCGATCGAAGCGGCGATGCCGTCGATCCAGACGGTGATCGCGGCGTCGTGGCGCTTGAGCGCGTTGTAGATGGCGACGCCGTCGAATACGGACCCGCCCGGGCTATTGATCCGGACCGTCAGCTCGGCGATCGGTCCGAACGCCTTCAGCTCGTCAAGGAACGCCTTGGCCGGAATACCGAAGGCGCCGATCTCGTCGTAGATAACGATCTCGGCGCCCGTTGCCCGGGCGCGGAAGTCGTACCAGCGCTTCAAGCCGCGTTCTCCTCGCTCTGGGTGGGGCGCTCGCGGTCCTCGGGGTCGATCTCGTCGATCGGTGTTGCCTGCGCGGCTGCCGGCCGGCCGAACCTGAGACCGAGCTCCTCCTCGCGCGCATGATCGGCAGCGATCCGGCGGTCGACTTCCTCGGCGTCGTAGCCCTCGCTCTCGATGACGTCCGAGCGGGACTTGAGCCCGGCGTCGATCGCCTCGATCTCGGCCTTCCGATCCTTAAGCGGGTCTACCCAGTCCCACTTCGGCGGGATCCACTTGACCGCGAGGTACGGCGCCGGGTCCTCGGCGAACTCCGGCAACTCGAGCGCACCGGCAAGGACCGCGTCGCGAATCCAGCGCCGCCAGACCGGGCGGCACAGCTGGAAGACCAGCGTGCCGTGCTGGAACTGCTCGATGCGGCGCCGGAACTCGAGCTTGCCCTCGCGGAGGCTCGAGTAGTTCGCCTGGCGCAGGTCACCGGTAATGTTGGTGTAGGGCACGCCCATGGCGGCGCAGCAGGCCAGCAACGTGCGGTATTGGAACGCCTCGTAGCTGCCGCCGACGTCGGCGGGATCGGAGAACTTGATGTCCTCACCCGGCAGCAGCAGCTGCATCGTCCCGGGCTGCAGCCCGATCAGCGCCGCTCCCTCGGCATCCTTTTGAGCGCTGTCCTCGCCCATGACGTCGTCGGGCCCGGGCCGGGTGACGAAGCCCGCGAACATCGCTGCGACCTTCTTCCGGTCGAGTTCGGCGTCGTCGTACTGGTCCAGCAGCCAGAGCCGGACCATGGCCGGCGCTACCCAGGGCACGCCCCGGATCTGTCCCTCGGCGATCGGGTGGAACACGTGCAGGACTTGCTCGGCCGGCACCCGGACCAGGTCGGCCCCGCGCTGCTGACGCACATCGCCCGGATGGGTGCGGTGGAAGTGGTAGGCAACGCGCCGGCCGATCCGGTCGAGCTCGATGCCGAAGATGATCTCATTGCCGTTGGGCAGGGTCTCGCATTTGCCGAGCGGCAGGTGCTCGGACGACAGCATCTGCAGCTGCAAGGGTACGGTGAGCCCGTCGTCCGGACGCCGTGGACGGAACCGGAGGAAGCACTCGCCGGCCTCGAACATCGCGCGCGCGGCCATTGCCTGGAGGCCGTAGAAGTCGGTCAGCCCGTCGGCATCGGCCTCATCGGTCCAGGCCCGCCACAGGCGCTGGATGCGGTCCTTGAGCGCACCGTCCTCGACCAGGGACGATGGCTTGATCCCGGCGCCGACGGCGTGGGCGGTGAAGCTCGCTGCCGCGTTCGAGGCGTACGGGTTCGTTCGCACCAGTTGGCGGGCACGCGCGCGCTGCAGCTCACCGCCCTGTAGGATCAGGCTGTTGATGCTTTCGCCGCCGGCGCGCCAGGCGACGAGGCGCCGCTGCATCTGCGCGCCGTCGAACCCTGGGCTCTGGGCGAGCTTGCCCGTCGCCAGGAGCCGCGCCGCCCCGGCGATCCGCGAGATAAGGTTCAAGCTCAGAGACCCTTCGACGTATAGACCCGGATCTGCCGCACGGGCGGCTTGCCGTCCAGCACCTGCAGCTCGCGCTCCAATTCCGCGATGGCGGAATTGATCTCGGCGGTGCCGCGGTACTCGACCATGCGACCGTCATACGAGACGCGCGCCACCGCACTGTCGCGCTGCGCCTTCAACGTCTCGAGGCGCGCCTCCAGCTCAGCCACAGTCGCCATGTCAGCGCGCCATGTAACCGCTGTGGATCAGCTGACGTGCCGGCGGACGAATGGCGGCCGCCCGCGGCGCTGCCGGCTCGTGATCATCACGCTCCACGATGCGCGCCGACGCCTCCTCCATGCGCCGCCAGTGGCGCTCCTCGAACCGGTCGAGGCCGTAGATCGCGGCCGCCGCCCGGGCGTAGACCCGGCAGTCAAGCGCCTCGTTGCGCCGGCCCGGCTCCTTCTCCCACGAGCCGCGCGGGAAGCCCTTCACGAGCCGGGTGACCAGCCGCTCGGCCGTGAGCTGCTTGAAGTACTCCTCGCCGTATTGTGGGAAGTGACAGGCGCCGGGCGGATAGCTAGCTCCCTCCTTGAGCGCCTCGTCCGTCGGCCACTCGAGCTTCAGCCATCGATACAGCTCGCCCTTGGCGACCGGCGTGCCGACCGACCAGACCCGAAGCCCGCGCCGCTTACCGCCGGCATCGGCCTTCGACACCGACAGCAGCAGCGCCGTATCCTGGTCGCGGCCCTTGACCGCCACCGCTGTGCGTAGCTGCCGCGCCGCGGCGCCGGCCGGGCCCCAGCTCCCCTGCGGGTGCTGCCGCACCCAAGTGTACACGTCCTGGGTCGCGTAGCCAGCGTCGACGCACATCACCCGTATCGGGAGCGTGCGACCGCCCGCGTGCGGCCAGTCCCGCGCAAGCACCGCGTCCAGTCTGCTCCAGACCTCGGGTCTGGCGGTGTCGCCCTCGATCACCCGGTAGTCGACGGACCAGCTCTCCTTGCCCCGGCCCCAGGCGACCACTTCGACCTCGATCCGGTCCTTCTGGACATCGATACCGGCGGTCAGGAACAGGCCGGGCTCAGGCACAATGCCGATCCGGTAATCCTCGCGCCGCTCGTACAGCCGCTGCCACTCCGGCGCCTCGGCCTCCTCCTCGAACGGCAGCCCGAGCACCGTGTTGACGAAGCCCTTCATCAGGTCGG